TGCTGGCGTCCGGTTTAGCGTGTGACTGCGCGACTCCGGAAGCGAGACTCAAATCAGATCACTAAACATGTAGAACTGCGCGATGAAGGCTTGCGGACGGGGGTTCAAATCCCCCCAGCTCCACCATATTCCAAGGGCTAGGTCCAATAAAATCAAGGACTTAGGGTAAGAGGCTCCGTCCTCTACCGTCCCTTTCCGTCCCCCGATTCACACGTTTCTCACTCGCGTTTCGCACCTGAATCGCACGTGTCGTCGATCTCGGGCAGGCCGGGCAGACACTGCCGGCCGTAGCGAAGTGCAGGGCGGTCGAAGCCCAGCTCCGCACCCTGTTCGACCCAGCGGCCATAGTGCCGGATCACCATCTCGGTTGATTCGTGGCCTAAGAGCTTGGCGATGTACGCCGGGTTCTCTCCTTGGCTAAGCAGATGGCTTGCAAAAGTGTGCCTCATTTGATATGGGTTGCGATAGCGCGCCTTGACCCGCTTGCAGGTGCGCTGCCACAGCCTCAGCAGCGACTGATCGGTCCATTCCCCTTCCGTGCGGGGATTCAGAAAGACCCGGCCCTGGGCGGCTTCGACGGCTGCGAGCTGCGCCTGCAGGGCCTGACGCGCCGCCAGCAGCAGCGGGATGGTGCGGACCCCCGCCTTCGTTTTTGTTCCCTTCTCCTGCCCATCGACCACGGCCTTGTCGATGCGGACCGTCTTGGCCACCAGATCGACGTCCGGCCAGGTGATGGCGATCAACTCGCTGGTACGGACCCCGGAGAACGCCCAGAACTGGAACGCATGCCGTTCGGTGTCCCGCATCGAGGTGAGCAGGGTAAGCAGTTCCTCCATGGTGTACGGGTCCGGCGCGTAGTCCGTTGAGAGCGTGTCCCGCGGCAGGATCCTCGCGATCTTCAGCCGGTCCAACGGGTTGAACGCGATGGCCTCATCGGCCACGGCCTCAGAGAGCGCATTCCGGAGCGGCAGCAGCAGGTTGCTCATCCGTTTCCGTGTGACGTGCTGCAGGGCAATCCAATCGCGCAATGTGCCGGCGCTCAGGGAGCCGACCTGCAGGTCCCCGAACTGCGGGATCAAAACGTTGTCGATGGCCTTGCGGTAGCCGTTCCATGTGCTCGGCTGCAACGAGGCTTTCGAACGTGTCTTGTAGCCCTCCAGAAGGTCCTTCACGCTGGTCGTCTTGCCGGCGCCGTGGCCGAAGATCCGACAGCGTGGAGAACTGGGGAAATACTCGTCGTATCTAAACAGGCCGCGTTCGATCTTGCCCAGGATCTCGGCGCGCAATCGCTCGGCGTAGAGCAGGTTCGGGCGCGTGCCTGGCAGATCGACGATCTCCCGGCACTGGACCCCTTGAAAGCTGAACGCAAGGCGGATGACTTCCTTCTTCTTGCGCTTGATGACGGTGATGCCAACGCTCACGCTCGAGCCTTCTTCCGCGGCACCTCGACGGGCCGGCCTGCCGCCCAGGCGTTCACGGCGCCAACATTGACCCAGAGCTGCTTGCTGCCGACCGGCTGCCGGACGTGCACGTCGCGCAGCCAGTGCCCGCTCCGGACCCGCTTATCCACCGCATCGGCCGTCTCGCCGAACAGCTCGCAGTAGCGATTCATCGGAACCCATTCGAGGGCGATTGAAGCCGTCATGCCGTTACTCCCGTGCGTGCGGCCTCTGCGAGCCCATCAGCACGCTCGTTACCGATGTGGCCGGCGTGCCCCTTAATCCAGCGCACCTCATGCTGACGCTGGCGGGCGATCACCATCACTTGCCAGAGATCGGCGTTCATCACGTCGCAGACTTTCTTGGTCGCCTTGTCCTTGCGCGTCCAGCCGTTGCGCTGCCACTTCGCGGACCAGAGATTCAGCCCATCGACCACATAGCGGCTGTCGCTGTGCAGCACGGCCGGGCGGTCGCCGAGCCACAGCAGGGCGCGCAGCATGGCTGTTTGCTCCATGCGGTTGCTCGAGGTGGGGCCATCGGCCTTGCCGCTGAAGGTGCACAGCTCGCGGCCGTTCTCGTACACGACAAAGCTCCATCCGCCATTGGCGCTCGGATTCGGCCAGCATGACCCATCGGTGTAAATCTCGATCATGCGAGGCTCCGAATCGAGAAGCCGATTTCACGCCGTTGGCCGGCACCCGACACGAGCCGCAGGTGGCCGATTGCGCCAGACTTCGCCCGCACGGCATGCGCCGGATAGAAGAATTCTTTCCCGCTCTCGTTGAGGCGGCACAGGTAGCCTGGGATGTAGTCGGCGCGGGTTTCTCCGTCGGTGAACTGCCCTTCGTCGTCCACCACGCGGATCAGCTTGTAGTTGCTGGTGACCGTAGCGGCCTGGCCGTGGGCGAACACCTCATCGCCGATCTCGAATGCCGCGCTTGCGTCGTAGTTCATTGCCCGCACGCCGTCGAAGCCTGGATCTTTGCGCGGTGCAGTGCGGGCCAGCTCTTCCGCTTCTTGCCTGCGCGCTTCCACGCGGCGGGCGCGCTCGGTGTCTGCAATGCCTTTCGTCACGATCAGGGTTGTTGCGTGCCGAGAAACCCGCATCCAACGCTCATCGTGCTTGCCTTTGAAGCGCCGGCCGTCAACCTTCACGCCGTCAACGAAAGTCTGAGACGTGTTCACCGGAATGTGCTCGGCGGTGATAACGCCCGCGGCGATCAGGGCATCGGGCTTGCCCTGGTAGCGGTCGCCGCTCACGCCTGCATCGAAGGCAACGCCGGGAGCCTGGCTGTTCTGGGGGTTACGCATTTTGCTGCCCCCAGTGCGCCTGAACGCCTGCGTTGGACTTGTCGATGCACTCTTGTGCCGCGCTCAGGTAGTCAACGATGTACTGATCGCTGAAAGCGTCGTACTCGAAGCCTCCAGCGAAGCCGATCCGCTCCAACAGTGCGACGATGGCCTGCGCCTCGAAGATTCTGGGGCGCACTTCGTCGGGCAGCTTGCCATCGATTTCGGTGATCTCGTTGTAGGCCCTGGTCAGCTGGTGATCGGCATGCTGCACCAGACCCATGACCATTTCGCTTGTGGCACGGCCGCGCACGTCATCGAGCGAGCTTTGGCCGCTGAACACATGGATCAACATCGAGAGCATCGATCCTGCATGCGCAAGGTGGCTCGTGATGGCGTCTACCTGGTTGGCCGCGAGCGCGGCGGGAAGGTCTTGCTTCAAAACCTCCGGCGTCATGATCTGGCGCGCCTCGGCGCCCCTGCGAGTGGTTCTTTCGGCAAGGGCTTCCATTACTTCACCCCCGCATTGCTGAGTTCGATGCTTCGCTCGATCTCGTTGTCGAGGCGTTCTTTTGCTCCAGCCAGCAGGCGCCATGCTCCATGCAGGGAGAGGTCATCGAATTGAGCCAAACCGGCGAGCAGGACATCGGCGGCAACGTCGAGAGGCGCGCTTGCATCTGCGCACTGGTCCATGTTCCTGGTGGTCATGCCTTTCGCCAATTCGGTCCGGGCGGCCTCGGCCGCAAGAATGGCGCCGTAGACGAGATTCGAATTTGCTTCTTCGCCGCGCGCCACCATGATGCCGATTGCTTCCGAGACAGCGCAGTCCACTTCGTTGATTTCTAGGTCGTCGTAGTGGGCAGCGGATTGGATGGGGCTCGTCGGGTTCACTGCGCCTCGTAGATCGTCATCATCCAGCGGCAATGCGCGCACCTGGCTCGTCGCTGAGTCGAGCGCTCCCTGCGCGTTGTCCAGAAGCTGGAATGCCTCCGTCAGCGTGTGGTGAATGATGGTGCCCTCGGCAACCTTGATCGCACCATGGATGACCGCCAACACCGGAAACAGCCCGTCATAGACGCGCTGGGCGTCGAACTGTGTGAAGGCCTCCCGCTGGACTAGGCGGAGCGGCTCAAGCACCATCGAGTGGCAGATGTGGTCAAGCATTTCGTCGATGTATTCGCCGCGCTCGGCCGCGTCATAGGCCTGCTCTAGTTTTTCATCAGCGAGAACCATCCACCCGCGGATCTCGGCGATAGTCATTGCTGGAGCACTGGGTGCCGTCTCGATTGCTGCGGCCATCTCCTGAGGGTTGAACGTCACGATTGCATCGGTAATGGCAATCGCATGCTCCAGCTTGGCGCGGACTACCGACACCACCGGATCGTCGCTGAGGCTCAACACGCCTTGCAGCACCGCCTCGACGTTGCACGCGGTGTCCGCAATCTCGAATTGCGATTCGTCGCCGCTGGTGTCGTTAACGGTGATCGCGTTCGAGATCAGGCGGTGTGCCCAGCCAGACGAATCTTCGTTCGCGTCTTTGCTGAGGCTCAGAGCTTCGGTGAGCAGCTTCGTAACCGCCGCGCGGCCGGCGTAGGCTGCCGTGTGCCAGTTCGGGGTCACTGTCTCATCTGGGGCGCGGAGCGTGGCGGGCGCGGAGGGGGTGGGCTTGATGGCAACGGCGTTCATTGCTGCACCCCACGGCCGTTGGCAACATCGGAAGCTGCCCGGTACTGGTTCCACAGTTGGTGGCTGGCAGTCTCGGCTTCCCGGGCGAGCCGCATGATCACGCCACCGAGCAGCGGCAATGCATCTTCAGTCAGCTCGTAGCCGACGTAAGCGCCCTCCGCTGACCTTTCGACTGCAGACAGGCAGACCATGCAAGAGGCGAGCGCCTGAATCTCGGTCGTGCGCATCATTAGTGAATCGAACGCCGATGAGTCGAACGTGACCGACTCGCTTGTTGCGGCGCCTTGTGGGTGCGTGCTAACCTTGAACATGTGAAGTCCTATCCTTGACGGGGTGGTTTTTCATCGAGGCTGTGTTCGTTGGCGCGAACACGGCCTCACCTCTTTCTGACAGTCGCGTTTGGCGAAGCGGCTGCTTCGAAATCTTGCAAAGCGCCTTGGCGAATGCGCTTGCTTTCGCGCCCGGGCTCATGGGGTGCCTCGCTGCGGAGCCTGGAGGTCCAACTTTCGCGACTGCTCAAGCCGCATAGTGATTTCCTTCGTGAGCGACCGAAAGCCTGCATCTGCCTTCGCTCTCAAGAAAGCTTCCAGTTCGTCGGTAAGGGCGAGCGAAAAAGGCGCCTTGCGTGGCTTCGTCGGTTTGGGTTTGGTGGTCATAGAATCTCCGGGCTCGTACTAGGTGGTATCAAACAGTAGGAAACCGTATTGTGCATACGATTCAGTACTAGTCAATACTATTAATGACTATTTGCCAGTCCAATGGATGAATCTCTCAGCCTGCGCTTGATCAAGGCCCGTTCGGCTATGGGCTGGAGCCAGCAAAACCTCTCAGAGGTGAGCGGCGTAGCTGCGGCGCAGATCTCTCGCTACGAGGCAGGACGAAGCTCGCCGAGAGCAGAGGTCGTCGCCAAGCTTGCAAAAGCGCTCAACGTTGAATTCGCGTGGCTGGCTCACGGAGAGGGTTCGGTTGGTGCTCCAGGCGATGTTCCCAAGTACCCATCGGGAGTGACCATATTCCCCTTGGACATTCCCCCAGAGCACTACAGCGCGATTGCCAAGTTCGCCGAAGAAGAGGGCTTGAGCATTGAAATGGCCCTTCGGAAACTGGTGCTCGACGGACTCGCAGGCCGTAGCGGTGGCACCGAACTGGATGAAATCCGCAGGCGCGTCGAGAAATTGGAGCAAAAGCGATAGGCAGCTTCCGCCTGTCGATACATCGTCCATGGTGGCCCCAGCTCACGTTCCGCGGTGCATCCGATGTGCTGCGGTATGGAGCAGATTGGACTCGTTAGACGCAATCCAATCTATTGCACAGTGCCGGTTGAATGCGCACACTGGCGGCTGAGTAGCTACTCAGGCAGCTCAGTAGTATTGATCTGGGACTTCCATTGGCGATTCCACCGCCGAGGGCTCTCAATGTTTTGAATGGCTTGGGCCTCAGGCAGCTCGCTTTCCGGCCCAAATTTGTTCATCATGTCCTTGGCGTATGCCTCTGGGCCGGCGTAGAGCGATGGTGATTCTTGCCAGCGTAACCAATACTCTTTCGCCTTGTCCTTGGTTCGCTGCTTTGGATCCTGAGCGACCTTCGCAATGCCACCGCGTTGCGCCACGGAACGCAAAGAGTCCTTTGCGAAGGACGTTCCCGCTTGTACGAGCGCCATGCCGAGGTGCAAATGCGCACGACTACAGGACGCAAAACATGCCGCGACCTTACCCTTCTGTAGGTACTGGGCTGCGCGATCTATCGATAGGATGCCAGTGAGAATCTCAACTTGCCCCAGCCGCTCAGAATGCGAGTAGCAGTGGCTATGCTCGTTGCTTACCAGGCTCCATAGATTCTGACTCAGCGCGTCAGGCTTGTTTTCCGGAAAATCCTCTGCTTGTTCTAACTCTTGCAGAGCTTCAATCTGGGCTTCGGCTTCATCCGGATCAAGCGGCAGAGTTTTAATGAGCTCTTGAATGTCCTTCTTGCCGAGGAAAAGCAAAGCCTCAGCTAGCCCCGCGCCCGCGTGCCAGAACAGGTCGATCTGGTCGTCCACGAGGCAGCCAACACACACGTCCACTGTCTGGTGAACGTGTTCTTTGGGCTTTTTCGAGGGGCGGCTTTTGTGGGGAATGCTCTGCTGTATCACACCCGTGATATTGCCATCAACACGAGGGAAGGGAGCACCAGCCGCTGCGCGCTTCAGTTTTCCCGCAACGGCAGAGAGATGACCTCCGAAGAACAGAGGGGCTACATAACAATCACGAAGGCATTGACAATCGTGCTGCGCACCGCGCGCAACTGGAGAAATCATGCAGCCACTACGAGTCGAGATTGAGGTCCGTGCCACGGACGCTGGCATTCATCACGCGCTTGAACGGTCCTTCTATCCTTGGGGTGGCCGAGTGCGCTTGATCTTTGGCAGCGCATCGGACGATCCCTTGCACGCTCAGGCGGTCGCGACCCGCCGTCTTCGGGCGCTCCGGCGTAGCGGTCTACCGGTTAGTCGAAACAGATTCAGCGCGGGATGTGCCGGCTCGATTCCGGCCCGGGGATGAAAAAAGCCCGCACGCAGCGGGCTTCGGGAGGGCTTGGTGTAAGGGCGCTAGCACCATGTCCCTTGCTGGGCGAATGTGGGTGGCTGCACGGGGTCACTCGCATTTGAACAGCACTTCAGCCGTCTGCGGAGTCCACCCTTGTGTCCCGCCAGACGTGGAGGACTCAAGAACCATCTCCTTCTTGCCGCAGAACGCGCGAGCGCGCTCTAGCAGGTCGGCTTTGATCTGTCCGTCTGTCGTGAGGCCGCCGCGAACCGTTGAGGCAATCATAAATCTATCGCGACCTACAGGTTGCACAGGGGTCGTAGTCGCGCATCCAACGAGCGAAGCAAATAAGGCTATGGAGAGCGTGGCTCGCCTCATCGTCTCTGCCATCCCATACGCTCATAGGCGGCCGAGCAACTGTTGATCTCGCCTTGGGCGATGATTGGGAATACGCCGGGCGTAGACGCAGTGCACTGGGCTACGTTGCCAGTCTTTGGATCTTGATAGACGGTAGGTACGGCGCAGCCAACCAAGATGATGGCGAGTGCTGTTAGGACGATCAATCGCATTTGAAGAGCACCTCCGACTCCGGCCAGCGACCAAGCGGGCCGGCTGGAATGTCCTTGTTGTACATGAACTTCATCTTCTTCCCCCTGGAGTGGCAGAAGGCATCTGCCTCCTGAAGCGCCGCAGTCTTCAGCGAATCAACGCTCACCCAAGCGCTACTGCCTTGTCGAGTGACAGTGAACATGTCGTCCCCTCGCGGAACAACACCAGTAGTGGGAACTGCACAGCCTGCTAGGGCCAGCAGCGCTATCGCCGCAAGACTTTTCATCCCTCGCTCCTTTGTTATGCAGCGCGATCCTAACCATTCGTTACGAAGGAGCTATGAGCGAGAACCCTGCGATTTAGCGCCTGTAGACAGAACGGACCGCTCTTCGATCCAGTGGGTGCCTTTGCCAAAGACCTCGTTGCCCACTTCGACCATGATTTCCAAGTCCCGGCGAAGGGCTGACGTTTCCCGCCTCCAACTCGCCGCTGCTTGAATCTGGTGCTTGAGGTGGCTGACTTCTATCGCCCAACCGAGCCGGATTTCTTTCATCGCCGGTCCGGGTCAGGATTGTCTTCTACGCCGCGGGTGGAGGCGAGAGCGGCGCAAAGAACCGCTCGATGTCTGCGACGGTTTGCTCGATGAGAGCGGTGTCCTCGGGGTTCTCGACCAGGTCGACGAGCAGATTTCCCAGATTCTTGCGGAGCGTCGGCCGCTGCTGCGCGGCGATGTTGGCCAAGTGCTCCACCAGCGCTCTCACTGACGGCTCAGCGTCCGCTCCAACGAGCTTGAGGGAAGCTCGCTCCGTTCTCGGCCCCTTGCCTGTCTCAAGCCATTCGGGCGACACCCGCAGGGCCTTGGCGATGGACACGAGCTCCCGCGGACGCTGTCTGAAGCCAGATTCGATGTTCCCAATCGAGCTCTGAGACACGCCCACTTCCTCCGCCAACTGCACCTGGCTCCAGCCCAGTTCCTGCCTGACGGCTTTGACTCGTTCTGCGATTGTCTTCACGAACGAAATTCTCCCATACCTTTTAAATTCGAACGTGTTAGAGTTTGGGCTTCTATCGTGTTTGAACAAGGAAGAGTCATGGAAGCGTTCCTCAGGGCGGTTGAGATTGCGGGAAGCCGGCTTCGGCTGGCTGAGTTGATCGGCGTTGCCGGATCTACCCCGGGCATGTGGGCATTTCGTAAGAAGGTGCCAGCTGAGCATTGCCCAGCCATCGAGCGGGAGACCGGCGTGCGCTGTGAGGATCTGCGTCCGGACGTGCCTTGGGAAGTGCTGCGCAACTCGAAGCGCAGCGGACGCAAGGCGACCGCCTGATGTCCGCCGCTCATCGTTTGTCCGTGCGCGGTGCTGCGCGGCCTCTCGGTGTGACGTCGACATCCTGGGCCGCGAATCTCACCTCAACGTCACCGTCCAGCCAACGGATTAAAAGTCTGCTGGTGCGCAGGGTCACCCGTGCTGGGGCCTTGCCTGCTGGATCGGCATTCGTGCTCAGCGTGGTCCGTGTGCTGTTGTGGATGAAGTCCGGGTCATTCGTTGCTGCAGGCATGGCGAGGCGTGTGTTCATGGATACGAAGTCTGGCCATGCCCACCCGGAAGCACCAGCAAGACAGACAGCACGTTCTTGCACCCGCCGCATCTGGATGCACGGAGCTGCAAGCTCGTGCATGCCTCTGCAGGAGGTCGCAAGGTGACTGTCGATCCGCCCGAAGATCGCGCTCGGAAGATCGTCTCGAGCATCCTCAAGGCGACACAGCGTGACGCCTCTCAGACCGCCATCGCCGCCGCCATGGGGGTGAGCGAGTCCACCGTTTCGCGGCTGCTCAGTGACCACCTGGACAAGCTAGCGCTGGTGATGGCCCACGCCGGCCTGCGCGTGGTCGGTCAGGACATGCGCTGTTTTCCGCCCGACTACGTAGACGCTTTGCTGCTGATGGCGAAACAGCACCTGAGCGCCGTTCAGTCCGTTCGCACACTGGAGTGGGACTGATGCGCCGCGCTCTCCTGTGGTTCGTCCACTTCATCTACTGGCTGCGGGTGCACCGCGGCAATTTCAGCAATGCCCGCTGGGCGACCGATCATGAAATGGGAGCTTGGCGATGACCAGCGATGCACGTATCTCCACGGGTCTGCCCGGCCATCCGAAGACAAAGAAGCTGATCCGACGTGTTGGTGCTGCCGGTGCATGGCACCTGGTCTGCCTCTTCCTCTGGACCGCGGACAACCGAAGCGACGGTGCTTTGACGGGCATGAGTGATGAGGACATCGAACTCGCCGTTGACTGGACAGGAGAAGAGGGCGCGTTCGTGCGTGAGCTCGTGACAGTTGGCTTTCTCGATGGAGTGGAAGGCGAGCGCTCGATCCATGATTGGGAAGAGCACAACCCTTGGGCGGCGGGCAGCGATGCGCGTTCGGAGAAGTCTCGCTACGCTGCCCTGTGCAAGCAACACGGACGCGCAGAGGCTGCCAGGAAGATGCCCGAGTACGCTGCGCGCTTGCTTGCTGCTGTGCCAAATAGTGCCAGTGGCACTGCCACGGGCACGCCAGTAGCACTGCCCAAACCTGCCACGGGCTTGCCACTGGCTGAATCTGGCAGTGCCCCGTCTCCGTCTCTGTCTCCGTCTCCGTCTCCGTCTCCAAAGAAAGAACCTGACGGTTCTTTTTGCGCCGAGCCGGAATCCGGCTCCGACGCAGCAGCGCTGCCGACCGTGGTCTTGATCCCGTTGATCGATGGGAGCGACTTCGCGGTGAAGGCGCCCGAGGTGCAAGAGTGGCAGCAGGCGTTTCCGAGCGTCGATGTCGTCGGCGAGTTGCTCCGAGCGCGCATCTGGTGCAAGGACAACCCGACCAAGCGAAAAACCGCGAAAGGCGTCCGGCGCTTCCTGTCGGGCTGGCTCGGCAAGGAGCAGGACCGCGGCGGATCGAAGTCCTCGCCGTCCGCAACGGCGGTGCCGCTCATCGACGGCGTGGCGTGGTGGAAGGCGGCCGGTTTCACCCACATCGCAGAGGCGCAGAACGAGCGTTGCCACCTCGGCAACTTCCGCGAGTTCCGCGACGGCAAGCGCGTGCCGCAGGAGGCGACCGCTTGAACGCTGCCGAAGCAAAACAGATGCTGGCCAGCCAAGCCGCCGAGATCGCACGCATGCTGCTGCCACAGGGCAAGCAGCGCGGCAGCGAGTGGAAGGCCGGCAACGTCAACGGAGAGCCGGGCGACAGCCTCTCCGTGTGCATCCGGGGGCACAAGGCGGGCGTTTGGTCCGACTTCGCGAGCGGTCAGGCGGGCGACCTGATCGACCTGTGGATGGCCTGCCGCGGGCAGTCGATGGTCGAGGCCATGAAGGACATCAAGCGGCATTTCGGCATTCGCGACGACTTCCCGCGTCCGCCCGAAAAGACCTTCCGCCGACCGGAGAGCCCGCGTGCGCCGGCCGCGAAAGCCCGGGCTGCCGAATGGCTGATGGGCCGTGGGCTGACCGAAGAAACGATCCGGGCCTTCAAGGTCGCCGAGCAGGTGCAGCACGGCAAAACTTACGCCGTCTTTCCGTTCATCGACGAGCACGGCGAGCTCATCAACATCAAGTACCGGAACCCGGATGAAAAGAAGGACATGCGCCAGGAGCCAGGTGCCGCACCATGTCTTTTCGGGTGGCACCTGATCGACCCTAAGGCGCGCACGGTAACGATCACCGAAGGCGAGATCGACGCCATGACGCTGCACCAGATGCGCGTGCCGGCGCTGTCCGTCAATCAAGGCGCCGGCAACCACCAATGGATCGAACACGACTGGGAAAAGCTCGGGCGATTCGACGACATCCTGATCTGCTTCGACAACGACGAGGCCGGCGACAAGGGTGCAGCCGAGGTCATCAACCGCCTGGGGGTAGAGCGCTGCCGTCGCGTGCGGCTCGGCGCCAAGGACGCCAACCAGTGGCTGCAGGATGGCGCTGAAGCAGTGGATTTCCAGCAGGCGATGGATGACGCCCGGCCGTTGGACCCCGACGAGCTGCGCAACGCCAACGACTACACCGCCGCCGTCGAAGCGCTGTTTTACCCGCCGCCTGGTACGCCGCTAGACCCGGCCTTGTACATCGACAAGGAGCTCGACTGGTTCCGTTTTCGGCTCTCCGAATACACCTGCTGGACCGGCATCAACGGACATGGCAAGAGCCTGATGCTCGACCAAATCCTGCTCGGCTTGATGCTGCAGGGAGAGCGCGTGGTGATCTTCTCCGGCGAGATGGGGGCTGCCCGCCACCTGAAGCGCTTGCACAAGCAGGCCAGCGGCCAAGACCGTCCGACCCGCGAATACATCCGCGCGATTGGCGCTTGGTTCAGGGAACGCCTGTGGCTGTTCGACCTCGTGGGCGTGGCGAAGCTCGACCGCCTGCTCGAGGTGTTCGCCTATGCCGCGCGGCGGTATGGCGTCCGGCACTTCGTCATCGACAGCTTGATGATGATCGACGTGCCGCAGGACGGCCCCGGCGCGATCACGAAGCAAAACGAGGCCGTGCAGAAGCTGGTTTCGTTCAAGAAGACGCACAACGTCCACATCCACCTAGTGGCGCACCCGCGCAAGCTGCGCGACGAAACCGAGGCGCCCGGAAAGATGGAAGTCGCAGGTGCCGGCGGCATCGTCAACGGCGCCGACAACGTGTTCTCCATCTGGCGTGCCCAGAAGGACGAAGCGCCCGCCAACCCGAACGACGCCGACGCCCTCGCCAAGTGGCAGGAACAGCAGGAGGGCATCGACGCCAAGCTGATCCTCAAGAAGCAGCGCGAAGACGGAGTGCAGGACTACACGCTACGGCTGTGGTTCGACAAGCCCACTCAGCAGTACCGAACCGGACCAAGGAAGCTCCCGCTTCGCTTTGTCGAATTCTCAACCCAAGACCAGGAGATGTCATGAGAATGACTGAACGAGCAGTCCAACCGGCTGCGAGCACTCGTCCGCGTAGATGCCGGGAGGGATTGCATTTGTCCAATCCCTCCTGGAGCATCAAATGCCCGAAGTTTTCACTCTGCTGTGGAATCGCGACACCAACGCATTCCACGTCGAATCGCTCGAGCGCGCCTGCAACAACGGCATGCGCCTTTTCCATAGCAATGTGGAAAGTGGCTGCCGGCTGCTCTTCACAGGCACAAGGGATGAATGCCTCGCCAAAGCGGAGGAATTGCGCCCGATCCGCGAAGAACGGGACATCGTGCGAGGCTTGTACAGCCCAGACCCAAACGGAGCTTAGCGCTGCTGGCGGGGACCGTGAGGTTTCCCAATGAGCATGCGCGATTTCGAGCAGTACCTGAAGGCGTCGGATTTCTTCGCCGACACCATGAATGCCCACCGGGCGGCCACAGCTGAAGTCATCGAGAGCTTTGCCACAGTGCTCAAGCGCCGTGGGCAGATGACCGATGTTGAGATGAACGAGCTGCTGCGCCGGCTCGAGGACAGCACCGGACGGCCGTCCATCGACGGAAGCCGCCGCAACCTGGTCGCACGCATTGGCGACAGCTTGAAAGGTCGCGAATGAAAGTCATCGAGCGGTACGCCGCCGCGGTTCGGTCGTCCAACTTGGAAATCAGCGAACGCACCACGCGGTCGGATTCCGATGTGCTCGGCGCCATGGGGCTCGCCGCGCGTCAATTTCCCTTGGCCGTCGCGCTGCAGCGCCTGTTCCTTGGCGACGGCACCGCGGCGCGTGAACTCGTCGAGATCCTGGCTGATGACGCATGGCGGCAGGCGAGGGCGATGCGCGTGAAACTGAACCGCGTGCAGGCCTACGACCTGGCGCAAGGCTGCGTTGCCTGGCATCGCAATCCGACCTGCTGCCATTGCGGCGGACATGGGGCGACGGTCATCCCTGGCAGTAAGACGCTCGGCGTGCGCTGCAAGCCATGCAAGGGCACTGGACGCTCGTCGCTGAGCAAGCTCTTCAAGGAGCATGCCGAGGTCGCCGACTGGCTGATCGCGCACATGGAGCGGCATCAAGCGATGGCCGGACCCGAAGCGATGAAGCAGATCGCGGGGTATCTGGACCTGAAGATTGCCGCCGCTGAAGCGGCAAAGTAAAAAGTCTTTACCTGGTCGGCGATTTGGTTTTAGAATCACGTTGCCTGTACAAATCCCGGGTGAGCCGGGAACAATAAGAGCAGCCCAGCCGTTGATGGCGGAGCTCACTCCAAACCATCCGAAGCCGCCCTTGAGGCGGCTTTTTGCCATCGCGTCCATCGGAAGGATTGGTCTGCGGCCTTCCGTCGCTGAGCGGTGGACCTGTCGCCTGTAGAAACCGTAACATCCTCACTTGGCGGTTGTTGGCCGCAGGAGTGACGTAGTGGATATTTCGGCGGATACCTTCAATAAGTTTTCACTAGGAACGGTGGCGATCATCTCGATGGTGGTCGGTCCTCTGCTTCAGTGGCGAATTGCAGTCAGACAGGCAAAGCTTCAGGAAGCGATAGCAGCTAGACAGGCAGCACTTCAAGAGTCGATCGCTAAGCGCCAAGTCGCCGACAGCATTGCGACGAAGAGGTACACCTGGATCAATGAATTGCGTGAAGACATAGCCGAACTGATTAGCGCCTACACCACGTATCTCGAGCTCCAGCATTTGCAGTCCAGAAACATTGGTGACGAAGCTGAACAGTGGAATCGATTTTTGTCCATGAAAGACGCGATCAAAAGCTCGGCCATCATTGCCAACCGGATTGACCTCCGCCTCGTCGGATCCGAGCCGGGTCATCAACGTCTATTGGATGCAATGGTCAAGTTGAAGAAGTTCGTCTCGAATGTTCCTGTTCATGAAGACCTTCGCGATGCAGAGGTAGAAGAGTGGGACAACCTGCGTCTTGGCGTTCTTGACTCTGGAAAAAGGCTTCTCACTGAAGAGTGGAGGCGCGTAAAGAATGGCGAGGTCTAGAAGGTTCGGCTTGCTCGCCGAATCCTCTCGAGCCGAGAGGGTGGAGACGCTGTGACGGACGTCGTCTGGATCACGTCGTCTATCTCGAGGTTCTTGTTTGAAGAGCACGTCATCAGTGTTCTGTCGTGGACAGCAAACAGTGTCCGCGGCCAGATTCATCTAAAAGGAGCAAATCCGTCCACTGACTTTGCGGTCCACTGCTTGAGTCTTCTGTGGGTTGGTCGCACGCTTGATGCGGAATTTGTAGGTGGTGCCTGGCCGCATGCACGAACTTGCAGAATTTTGATCGTGAATGACGCGGCCATCTACAACGATTCGACGCTGCTCTTTGATGCTGAATTGGTCTAGAGAGGTGATGACTGTTGCTTAGATCACAGTACTTTTCAAAGCCGCAAGTTCGTCCGGTGTCAGAACAATCCCGTTGTGGCTCGGATATTGTGAGTTCATGGCTTCCAACTCCGAGAAATGACGCTTGGTAGCTTGGGCGTTAACTATGAACTGTCCATGGACCAGCAAAACCTTGTCGTGAGGCTCGCCTCTAGTGTTGAGGATGCGGGTTTCCGCCGTCACATCGATCTTTTCGCTACAGGGTGACTTATCTTTGTTGATCGCCTGAATGCGATCCCAATGCTGTTCAGTTGCTTCTCTGCAAAGGAGGTATTCGCCTCCAGATACGAGCCCTACAAGCGTAAGTTCGCCAAAGCTCTCAGTCGGGCTCATCATGATGATGTGACCCTCTTCGTGGGTCCGTCCAACTATCAGGCCGCCACCCATGCCATTCACGATCCAACCATTCAAGAAAAGGCGGATCAGGTTTGCGGGAGAAATTGGGTCAAGTGCGGAGAGCATTGGATCGGCGAACGTTTAAATGTTGGGGCTCAACGAAGATTTCGTCTGGATCCACTGGTTATCCTTCCTGGACAAACTGCTACGTTGCCGAGGGTCGCTTTGAATCGATGGGTTCGAGTCGCGCGGTGGAATAGCCATTGCCGGGTCTAAAGCTCAATTTGTACTGGTAGCTGCCCAGCTCGCCGCGCCCATCGACGAAGGACAGCGAGACTACCGTGGATTCGAACGGCGGAATTCTGGGGGCAGTGAACTCAAACTTCGCAGATTTACCCGTCTCGAGCAGCAATATTGATTCTGGCCTGAATTGCACTATGTCGAGATCTGAAACTAGCCGTAGGTCAGTGCAGGTCCTTCCATAGTTAGCGAAGTTCAGTGAATGCGTACTTTCAGTGCTATGGCTTCCTCCGAACGAGAGGGTGAACTTGGGAAGCGCAGCGAGCCTGCTTCTTTCTTGCTCGTCTGCTAAGGCTTTCATCTGATGCTCCATGGCCTCGCGGTCAGACTGATACTGGTCGCGGGCCACTTTGACGAGCTCACGCTGCTGTTCCACGGAATTGGCTAGTTCCTCTGCTTGTAGATGCAGCGCTTTGCTATTCAGTCTTAGTTCAATCCCTTGTTGGAAATAGCCAAGAACTAACCAGAGGATGGCAAGCGGTCCGAACGCGCCGGCCAAGAAGTCGCCGAGTTCGTTTAGCGGCAACTTTACGAGCGCGTCCCACCGACGGTGAATCAGGTAGGCGAGTAGTCCCGAATAGGCCAGGGTGCCGAGGCTGCCCAGCCAAGTAAAAAGTCTTCCCATTCTTCTCTCCTTGGCGTGGAGTATGCCGCCACGTTCGAGCTTTTCTCCATTCCGGGCTTGAGACAATGCCGGAATGAAAATCTGTACTCGACTCAAGCTGCAGATCGGCGTCTTGACGCTTTCCCTTGCTCAACTTACGCAGGCGGATGAGCCGAGGTTCTTCATCCTCGGCGCAGGGGCGCGCACTTGTGCCGAGTTCCTGGATGCGACGGCGAAAGCTCGGAAGAACGATCTGGCGTCACACAACGCCCACGCCATGTTCTCTTGGGTACAGGGAGCCCTTACGGGAATGGCCCTTCAGAACGCGGTCAACGAAAAGCCGAACGTGAGCTTGCCGGATCATGTTGAACTGCGGTCGAGGGTGAACGACATGTGCGAAGCCAGTCCCCATGAGCAGCTTTCGGTGATCGCGTTGGCCATCTTTATGGATGAGCAGAAGCTGGCGAGGAAGAAGTAGGTGCATCTTTGCTTTCTGATAGCTTCGGGGAATGACAGCCCAAACCTTCGCTCAATGGTGCGCTGACCTGGCGGCTCTGGCTGGCACCACCGAGTTGCTCCAGCCTGCCGTGCTGAGGTACTGCTACGAGTACGGGACCACGCCGCAAGAGCTGCTCGAAAAGCTCCGTGATCAAGACGGGAGTGGCGAACTCATCGCGCAGATCAACGAAGTGATTCGGCGGATCGACGAGATGAGGCCACCGCTCTAGTCGGTCGGGTTCCATCGCGGCCTGGAAGCAAGCCGAGATGAAAATTCGAAGGTTAGATGCCTTCGCGTTCGAATTCCCTAGCTAAGAGATTGATTCTCTTGGCCGCCCATTCGCCCGCGATGTCATGCCGTACTCGCAAATCGTAGTAAATCGCACGAATTGCAATTTCTTCAGAGAAATTTACTTCGAAACGTGTGCCGCCGCTGGGGTTGTCAATTAGATCTTCGAGCATTAGCTGATGAACCACTTTCTCTAGTTCATCGACCATCGCAGTAGTGATGTCGGGTTGCTGGTAGTCGGCATAGTCCTCGAAATCGCGTATGTCAAACGTCAACTTGCCCTCTAGGTTTTCGACGACACTTCTGATAAGTACCTTTCGATAAACGGGGGAATCGTCTTCAAACCGTTCTTTGAGCTTCGTGATGGCATAGTCGCCTTCGGAAAGAATTTGCGTGCACCAAGCTGAAATTTCATCGGAGTCCAACCTAAAAAAGTGCCACGCTTGCTCAGGGTCAACGACCGTCACGTCATCTATACCTTCGAATGCTTGGTGCACCCTCCGGATGAAGTCTGCGTTCTTAATCGCATCAGTACACAGGACGATATAGAACTTGCTGAACTTGTGAGCGCGTTTTGCATCAACGTATTGAGCTTTTAGTTTTGGTATGAGAACTCTATTTGCCGAATCTCTTTTAAGGTCGGATTCGATCTCATTGTGGTCTTTGATTTGAAGGCCGATTACCTCGTAGTCATCGTTGCGATTGACGAATTGGCAATAAACGTCGATTCCTTTGTCGTCAAATCCTTGGATGTCCGATGCCGAGGCTCGATGCCTTAAAAACGACGACAAGATTGCCCTAATACGATCCGTGAAAGCGGGGCAGAGATCCTTGTTGTGGCGGAAATTCTTAAATGCGCGGGTTGCTTCTCGATTTTTACCGATGGTGATAATTTGAGAAAGCAATTCTGCTGGCGTTGCGTGGTGCGTAAGGAACATCTTCCCCTCGTGTTTGTTCTCGCTAGGCAGGATAAGTGACTTGGGCCTGCAAATGTGGGTACATCGCGAGGCTACGCGAACGCGGCACTCCGCTCATGCGCATAGCCAATCATGTGCCGCTTCGCCAGCGCCTGACCCAATTTCTCGTGGCGGACGACCCAGCCTTAGCCCGCCCTTTCGCAAGAGCGGGCGGGTTTCTTATTTCAACCCTCGGATAAGCCAAGGCAGCCCCGAAAGGATCAATCATGGCAAAGGGCGATAAAGCCAAGTCGCTCGACACCCTCGGGCTCGACTGGCTGTGTGACAAGCTGACCGCAGGCGAGACGCAGACGGCGATTTGCACCGAGCTCGGGATGGGGATTGCAACGCTCGGGCGATGGATCGCAGCCGATGCGGAGCGTTCCGCGCGTGTACGCGAGGCCCGGATCGCCGCAGCCCGCAGCTTCGACGAGAAAGCCGAAGAGGGTTTGCGCCTGGCGAATGACCCGTTCACGCTGGCTCGCGCCAAGGAATTGGCTCACCACTACCGCTGGAAAGCCTCCAAGGCTGACCCCCGCGGCTACGGCGAGAAGATCGAGATCGACCAGAAGACGACGCTGACCGACCTGACCGACGAGCAGCTTGACGCTCGGTTGAAGGCCATCGAAGCGGCGCGAGCTGCAAGTGCTGACCCGAGTCCAGAAGCTTGAATACCTGGCGCTGCACGCTGAAAAGCAGCACCGTGCCGCCGGGAACAAGCTGAAGCTGTACCGGGCCTACCCGAAGCAAGCAGAGTTCCACGCGGCCGGAAAGACCGCTCGGGAACGCCTCCTGATGGCCGGCAACCAGCTGGGAAAGACCTGGAGCGCTGGCTTCGAGACGGCGATGCACTTCACCGGGCGCTATCCCGATTGGTGGCCGGGACGAGAGTTCACCAAGCCGATTGCGGGTTGGGCGGCTGGTGTGACCAGCGAAGTGACCCGAGATTCTGTCCAGCGCGTGCTATGTGGCCGGATCAACGTCATCGGAACGGGTGCAATCCCCCGCGACGCGATCAAAGACAAGTCAATGAAGCGCGGCGTTGCTGATGCCATCGACACCCTGGTGATTCGGCACGGTGGCGGCGGCGATGTCCAAGCCGGCGAGAGCCTGCTGGGCTTCAAGAGCTACGACCAAGGCCGCGAGAAGTTCCAGGCCGAGACACTGGACTGGGTTTGGCTCGATGAAGAGCCCGACGAAGACATTTACTTTGAGGCACTGACCCGCACGAACGCGACGGGCGGAAGCCTCGCAATGACATTCACGCCGCTCAAGGGCATGACTGGGCCCGTGAAGCGATTCACGATGGAGAAGCCCGCGGGGACGCACGTCACGCGGATGACCATCGACGACGCGGAGCACATCAGCCCCGAGCAACGCGCGGCAATCGTCGCAAGCTACCCGGCACATGAGCGAGAAGCGCGGACCAAAGGCATTCCAACACTGGGGAGTGGGCGTATCTATCCCGTCAGCGACGAATCAATCTCGGTTGAAGCCTTCGAGATCCCGAAGCACTGGGTGCAGATCTGCGGCATTGACTTCGGTTGGGACCACCCCAGTGCCGCGGGCCGGATCGCTTGGGACCGTGACGCGGACATCATCTACGTCACCGCGGCGCATCGCCAGCGCGAGCAGACGCCGCTGATGTTCGCCGCGACCGTGAAGCCTTGGGGCGATTGGCTCCCGTGGGCTTGGCCGCATGACGGCATGCAGCACGACAAAGGCTCAGGGCAGGCACTGCGCGACCAGTACGAAGCCCAGGGTTTGAAGATGCTCAAGGACAAGGCGACTCACCCGCCAGTGCCGAACGAAAAGGGCGAAGAGATCGAAGGAAGTGGCGGCAACGGCGTTGAGGCAGGCGTTCAGGAAATTCTCGACCGCATGCAGTCGGGCCGATTCAAGGTGTTCTCGCACCTGGCCGACTTCTTCGAAGAAGCGCGGATGTACCACCGCAAGGACGGAAAGATTGTGAAGCTGGACGACGACATCCTTTCTGCCGTCCGCTACGCATACATGATGCGCCGCTTTGCGATCACCAAGCCGCAGCCTTTCAAGGCACTGACCTACCGCAACCGCATGCTGGCTTGACCAGCGAAGGATGACCATGACCGACACGAACGAAACCCCGAAGAGCGAGCTCCACACCTACCCGGACGGCTCGGCAGTGGTCGGCACGCCGCCGTTCCCGAAGAAGTCGCCGCTGCAGATCGCGGCCGAATCCTTGGAGCGTGTGGGCACGCCGGCAGAACCTGAAGCCGCGGTGTCGAACGTGATCACTGCCGACCACATCGTCGCTGGCTCGGCCACCAAAAAGCGATAAGCCGTGGCGAAGATGGACGACGACACCCTCCTGGGCATGCTCCAGGAGCTGGAGGAAAACTCCGCCCAGTTCACCTGGGGCACGCTCGCGCAAGAACGGCGCGCGGCGGCAAAGGAGTACTACCGCCAGCCCTACGGCAACGAGGAAGAGGGCTGGTCGTCCATCGTCACGTCTGAGGTGCAGGACACCGTTGAATGGATCCTCCCCGACCTGCTCGACATGTTCGTGAGCAGCGACGACGCGGTGGTGTTCGAGCCCACGCAGGCCTCCGATGCGAAGGGCGCAGACCAGGCCACCGACGCCTGCAACTACGTGTTCTACAAGCAGAACAACGGGTTCCTGACCCTGTACACGGCGTTCAAGGACGCCCTCATGTTCAAGAACTGCGCGGTGCACTGGCGCAAGGAGACGCTGCGCACCAACCGCAAAGAGCGTCTGAACGGGCTCAGCCCGGAAATGCTGGCGCTGAAGCTGGAAGAGACCAAGGGCAAGATCGTTGCCGCCGAAGAGGTGCAGCAGCCACTCATCGACCCGATGACCGGCCAGCCGGCGCTCAACGAGATGGGGCAGCCGATGATGCAGACGCTGATCAGCGCGCTCATCTCGCAGCCGACCGAAAAGACGGTGATCAAGATCGAGGCGTTCGAGCCCGACAACCTGCTGATCCAGCGCGACTGGACGAGCCCGATGCTTGCGGACTGCCCCTATGTGGCACGCAACATGGAGGTGACGCTTTCGGATGTGCATCAGATGGGCCACAAGGACGTGACAGCCGAGGAACTGGCCGCCAGCGTGCAGCCTGGAGTTGGCGAGTCCATCGAACAGCGTCGCAGCCGCCGCGGGCTCACGAACGAGATCAACGACCCGATCAACGCCGTCGAAACTGACGACGAGAGCATGACGCGCGGCTACCTGCGCATCGAATGGGTGCTCGTGGACTTCGACGGTGACGGCATCGCCGAGCGTCGCGAGATCTACCGCCTGGACGACAAGATCCTCAGCAACGAGGAATGCGACGAGGTGCCGGTTGCGACTGGTTCTCCGATTCTCGTGCAGCACCGCTGGGACGGCATGAGCGTTGCCGAGATCATGAGCGACCTCCAGATGCTCAAGACCGAGCTGACGCGTGGTGTCGTGAACAACGCCTATGCCTCCAACAACCCGCGCAAGCTGCTGCTGGTAGACGGCAACGGCGCACCGCAGGCCGATGTTGACGACCTGCTGGACGGCCGGCCAGGCGTGAATATTCGGGTGAAGTCGATGGGCGCCGTGCAGATGGAGCCCACCACCTTCGTCGGCAACCAGATGTTCCCGCTGCTCGAGTACGTCGATCAGATGGGCGAGAAGCGCACGGGCGTCTCCAAGCAGCAGCAGGGCCTGGACCCCAACGCGCTGCGGCCCGACCGCACGGCTGCCGAAGTCATGATGACCGCCAATGCGGCCAAGTCCCGCATCAAGCTGATCGCACGCATCCTGGCCGAAACCGTCGTGATGCCGATCTTCAAGGGCACGCTACGCCTCTTGACCTCCGGCGACATGCAGCCGATCGCGTTCAAGCTGCGCGGCGAGTTCGTGGAGCTCAACCCGAACGAGTGGACCGACGGCTACGACATGACCGCCAATGTCGGGCTCGGAACTGGCGACAAGGACAAGCAGCTGGCCGTGCTGAGCAATATCTGGCAGACGCAAATGGCGCTCGCACCGTCGCCAATGGGCGAAATGATGGTGACGCCGCAGCAGATGTTCAACACGCAGGCGAAGATGATCGCCCTGGGCGGCTTCAAGAACGTGGGTGACTTCCTGACCGATCCGGGCCAGGCGCCGCTACCGAAGAAGCCTCCGGCGCCGCAAGACCCAGCGCTGCAGGTCGCACAGATCAAGGCGCAGAGCCAGCAGCAGATCGAGATGGTGAAGCTGCAGGCCGATACCCAAGGCAAGCAGGCCGAACTCGCGCAGCAGGCCGAACTCGAGCGCATGAAAATGCAGATGCAGGCGCAAGTGGACATCAACCGCCAACAGGCCGAAGCCGAGCAGCACGCGCTCAAGGTCCAGAAGGAAGCCGAGCTCGAGCAGCTGAAAGCCCAGTACGACGACCAGCGCCACCAGCGCGAAATGGCGTTCAAGCAGTGGACGTTCGAGCAGGAGCAAGCGCAGGCGCGCTGGAACGCCGAGCTCGATGCTGCGACCAAGATCGAAGCGGCCAACATCAGCAGCAAGTCCAAGCTCGACAACGCGGCCACCGCCGCCGCAACCGGCGAAATCGCCGCAGAGGTGCAGCAATGAGCCGCAGCGAAAACCAGATCCTGTCCGACTTCGCCCAGCAAGCCCAGCTCGTGCTCGACAACCCGGCGTTCAACGAGGCGTTGCGCCTCATGAGCGAAGACGCCATGGCCCAGATGAAGCGCTGCCCGATCCGCGACAAGGAAGGGCTGCTGCTTCTGGCCCAAGCTGCGCGCATCACCGACAAGGTGGCCGAGACACTGCGCGGCATGCTTGAAGCCGGGAAGATGGCACGCGCCCAGATCGACATCGATGCCGCCCGCAGCGAATCGGGCATCAAGCGGGCTTTCCGCAAGGTTTTGTAGGCCCACACCAGCCTTTTGGGCTCCGCAGTGATGCGTCCCGTGTCTACCCCCAGGTGTCTCGTGGGGGTGGTCCTGACTTGAAAGTAAACATCACATGACTGGACAAGCCGACATGGCCCCGGTGTCTATGGATGACGTGGCAGCGTTCCTGGTCGATAACCCCGAGGCCGACCAAGCAGGGGATGCACTGCCCAACGACAACGAACCCGGCGATCAGCCGGACAACTCCGATGTCGATCAAAACCTGGAAGGCGACGAGCCCGACGGTGCTGGCCCTGACAGCGACGACCCCGACGCGGATCCCGAAGCGGATGACCCGGACGCGGCCGACGCCACCCAAAAGCAGACAAGCCAGAAGTTCAAAGTCCCGGTCAAGGGTGAAGACGGGTCGGACACCGAAATCGAGGTGGACGCAAAAGAACTGATTGCCGGCTACCAACGCCACGCGGACTACACCCGCAAGACGCAGGAGCTCGGCAGCCGGGAACGCGAAGCGCATGAACTGGTCAGCCGCCGCCTGGAAGAGGGTCGGAACCACTACATGCAGGAGGCGCAGAAGGCACATGCCGCCATCCGAGTGCTCGCGGGCCTGAAGTCAGACGCGGAAATGGCCGCGCTCGCGCAGACCGACCAGGGGGCCTGGGTCCAGGAGCGTGCGCGCGCCGAAGCCATCAAGGGTGTGCTGGCTCAGATCGAGCAGGGCATGTCCCAGGAGCAGCAACAGGCGCAACAGCAGACCTTGGCCAGCCAACAGCAGGAGTTCCACAAGGCGTGGGGCGTGCTGGGCCAGGAAGGCATCGACAAGCCGAAGCTGAAGAGCATTTTCGACGGCGTGGCGAAGAGCTATGGCGTCGAAGAGTCGCGTTTCGCGAACGTGACCGACCCGAAGGTCGTGCTGATCATGCGCGATGCCCTGGCCTACCGCGAACTGAAAGCGAAGACCGCGGCGGTGAAGAAGGACGTGAAGAACGCCCCGAAGCTTCCTGCGCCGCGTCAGAACGTGCCGCAAGCCGAGAAGACGAGCAAGCGCCTCGACCAGAAATTCCGCTCCGGGCGGGCTGGTGTGAAGGACTTGGCCGCCTTCCTCATGAACAACTGATTTTTCTAAGCCCGCGAGGGCCTGAAAGGACGCCAAATGGCTCAACCGACCAACCTCTACGACCGGTACGACGCCGGCACGAACGTCCGCGAGGACTTGATCGACAAGATCACGATGACCAACCCCGAGGAAACTCCGGTCATCTCGTCTTTCGGTCGCGCAACCGCGGAAAACACCCTGCACGAGTGGCAACGCGACTCGCTGCGCACGCCGAACAAGGACAACGCCGCAATCGACGGTGACGACGCGACCCCGAGCGCGAAGACCCCGCCTGTGCGCGTGGCCAACATTTGCCAGATCTTCCAGGACACCATCGCGGTCTCCGGCCGCGCTGAGAAGGTCAAGAAGGCGGGCATGAAGTCGGCAATGGCCTACTTCAAGGCCAAGTCGTACAAGGAAATGCAGCGCGACATGGAAGCCATGACCGTTTCGGCGAACCCCGCCGTAGCCGGTTCTGGCGCCGCGGCCGCGAAAGCTGGTGGCCTGGGTGTGCTGCTGTACACCAACGCGCAGCACGGCGCTGGCGGCTCGACGGTGGCTCACACCTCTGGCGCGCCGACGGTGGCACCTACGGCCGGCACGCCCCGCGCGCTGACCGAGTTGCTGCTGAAGGCTGCGGTGCAGGCAACGTACACGTCCAGCGGCAAGGTGCCCCCGGCCGTGTACCTCTCGCCGAACCACAAAACGGTGTTCTCCGGCTTCGCTGGCATCGCGCTGAACCGCGTCGAGGTCAAGGACAAGAAGCAGGCCCGCATCGTGGGTGGTGCCGACGTGTACATGTCGGACTTCGGCGAGATGGAAATCGTGCCGCACTACATCATGGCTGGCAGCACCAACGTGTTCGGTCTGAACCCCGAATACGGCGACATCGTGTACCTGCGCCCGTTCCAGTCCGAACCGCTCGGCCGCTCCGGCGACTCGGTGAAGGAGCAGACGCTGGTCGATGCGACGGTCCGCGTGACCTCGGAAAACGTGCACTGGAAGATTGCGGACCTCTCGGGCGGCTAAGCCCTTCACGTCTGCACATCGCCAACAGGGGCCCTCTTCGGAGGGCTCTTTTTTATTGGAGCGCACACCATGCAAAACGGCTATTCCGAGAACGTCACGATTGACGAAGGCGTGAACCCGACGACGGGTATCCGCACGCAGTTCCACTTCGAAGGTGATTCTCTGATCACACAGAAGACCTTCGACGCTGAACCGCACCTCGAGCACGCGCGCCAGATGCGCCAGGCCCAGGACGGCCAACGCTGGGGCGAGGGCAAGCTTGTCGGGCACATCCCGGCCGCCTTCTACGCCAAGATTTGCGTCATCCGCGACCCGGAAGCCCGGCGAGCTGCTGTCCGCGAGTTCTTCCAGCAGAACCCCGCTTTCGTGGGCTACACGCCCTACCTGAAGCGCTGATATGCCGTTCAGCACCTACGCCGAGCTGAAGACCAGCGTGCAGGCCTGGATGGCCCGCGGCGATTCGCTCGTGATCGACCGCATCCCCGACTTCATCCGGCTGGGCGAAGAGCGCATCAACCGCGATTTGCGCGTGAGCGACATGATCGCCGCGCCCATCACGCTCACCATCGTGGCCGGCCAGAACTGGGTCGCGCTGCCGGCCGATTTCCTCGAATTCAAGCGCATCCGCAGCGATGCCGAGCCTCGCATCGAGTACATGTCGCCCGACGCGCTCGAAGACCTGGAGCCGTGCGGCGATGCCTCGAAGTACTCCATCGAAGGGCGCCGGCTGCTGTACGGGCAGACGCCTGACGCCGATCTGCCGCTGACCGCGCGCTACTACGCACAGCTTCCGGTGCTCGATGATTCGACAACGACTTGGTTGCTGACGAAGGCGCCGAGCGTCTATCTCTATGCATCGCTGATCGAAGGCGCGCTGTTCACCAAGAACAGCAAGGCCGCGGGCGAGTGGGGTTCGCTCTACGACAAGGCAATTGCAGCCCTGCAGGGCAAGGATGAGGCCGCAGCCGTCAGCGGCAGTACCTTGAGGATGCAGCGGCGATGACCCCTATCCTCGGCTTCGCGCCCGACGCAGACCCGACCACGCCCGGAGTGTTCACGGACTGCTCGAACGTCATCCCTTTCGAAGCCGGGTTCAGGGGCGCAGCGTCGCCCGTTGCTGTGCAGGCCGCCGTCCTCGCCGCGCCTTGCCGCGGTGCCGCGGTGGCCACGAAGCTCGACGGCACGCGCCGCATCTTCGCGGGCACGCAAACGAAGCTCTACGAACTGACGGGCTCCACCTGGGCCGATCGCAGCAAGGTGGGCAACTACACCGGCTCCACAGAATCGCGCTGGATCTTCTGCCAGTTCGGCGATACCTCTCTCGCGACGAACCTCTCCGACCCCATGCAGTCCTCGACGACCGGCATCTTCGGGGATGTGCCGACCGCGCCCAAGGCCAAGATCATCGTCAGCGCCTCCAACAACTTCGTGATCGCGTTCCACACGAACGAGGGCACCTTCGGCGTGTCGCCGGACAGGTGGTGGTGCTGCGCGCAAAGCAACCAGAACGACTGGGCGCCGAGCGTCGCGACCGGCGCGACCACTGGGCGCCTGGTAGCCCGCGAGGGCGGCATTCAAGCTGGCTTGCCCCTCGGCGACTACGTGGTGGCCTACAAGTCGCGTGGCGTCTTCCTGGGGCCTTTTGTCGGCGCCTCGAATGGCTCCTGGCAGTGGACGCTGGTGCCCGGCAGCGAATGCGGCGCCGTCGGCCCCGAAGCTGTGTGCGACGTGGGCGGCATCCACTTCGTGGTCGGCGAGGATGATTTCTGGCTCTTCGACGGCACGCGACCCGTGGCGCTCGGCGATGGCATCAATCGCGACTGGTTCCGGCGCAACTCGAGCCAGACCTACCGCTACCGCACGAAAGCGACCTACGACCGCCAGCGCAACTTGGTCTGGATCTCGTACCCCTCGAACGTTTCCCTTGGTGACTGCGACCGCACGCTGGCCTATCACCTGGGCACCAAGAAATGGGGCAGGGCGGATGTGGTGCTGCAAGCAGCCCTGAACTTCATTTCTCCTGGCGTGACCATCAACGGGCTGGACGCCTATTCCTCGACCATCGACGGACTGCCCGCCATTCCATTCGACTCGCAGTACTGGCTGGCAGGTGGCCGGCTGTACGCCTATTTCAATGCCAGCAACCAGCTGGTGTCGAACAGCGGCGTTGCCGGCGCATCGAGCTTCACCACGGGTGACATGGGCGACGACGACCTGGTGAGCACGCTCGACACCTTCCGGGTGCGCTTCACCCAAATGCCGGCGACGGCACAGGCGTCGGCGCTCTGGGCCATGAACGAGGGCGAAACCCTCGCGGTCGGCCCGACCTGTGCCATCAACGAAGGCAAGTTCGATCTGCTGCAAAGCGGCCGCTTCCATCGGGTGCGCGTGGATCTCACTGGCGACCACCGCGAAACCGCCTACCGGCCGAGGTTCCTGGGTGAAAGCGGGCGATGAAACTCGACAACGACCCCCGCATCGAGGCCGGTCCAAGCTTCATGTTCTCGCTCAAGTCCTGGATGCGGCTGGCCGCACAGATCGTGAACCAGATGGTCGATGGCTTGACGGCCAAGGCAAACATCGACAGCCCGACCTTCACCGGCACGCCCAGCGGGCCCACGCCACCGAGCAGCGACAACAGCACGCGGTTCGCGACAACGGCATGGGCGAAGCTGGGCCTTCTCGTGTCGCTTGGCACCATTGGCTACATCAAGCTGCCCACGTGGCTCGGCGGGCTGATGCTGCAGTGGGGAACCACCGTTGCGACGCTCAACGGATCGAGCGCCACGACCATCACTTTCCCCATTGCGTTCCCGAACAGCGTCTACACCGCGCTGGTGGCAAACGGCAGCACGGCACTCACGCTCTCCCATCCCGCGCTGTCGGGCGTGCCGTCGCTGACGAGCTTCATTGCGGTCTGGTCTACCGGCACCGCAGGGGCTGGCGCGATCAGCACGCGCACCAACTGGGTGGCCTTCGGGTCGTGAGCATGCAGATGTACTACAGCCCTTCAACTGGCGGTTTCTACTGCCGCGAGGCCCACGGCAAGGACATGCCCGCGGACGCGCGCGAGGTGAGCACCGAGCTGCACAAGCAATGCGCCGGCCGCCAGGTGGTTCCCGATGCCGACGGCATGCCCATGGTGGCCGTGCCACCCGAACCGACCTTTGAAGAGCGCGCCGCGGCGCTGCTGGCAGAGGTCGATATTCACCTGAACAACGCGGCCAAGGCCAAGGGCTACGACAGCATCGTGACGGCGGCCCTCCGCGCCGCGCTCCCGATGAGCCCTTTCCATGACGAAGGCGTCGCTTTCGGCACGTGGATGGATCAGGTCTATGCGAAGTGCTACGAGGTGCTTGCCCTGGTCATCGCCGGCGAGATGGCCGAACCCGACAAAGAGCAGCTGATTGAGCTGCTGCCGCCCCTCATTCTTCCCGCATCCAAAGGAGCCTGACATGGCAGACCCTTACAACCTCGGCCTCGGCACCACGGCCACGAATCCCTACCTGAACAAGGCGAATCCGCAGCTGGAGGGAATCGTCGGCCAGGTGACGGGCGACCTCACCAAGCAGTGGAACCTTACCGCGCGGCCGGCGATGAACGCTGCCATGGTGAAGTCGGGCAGCTTCGGCAATTCGGCGCTCGATGAGCTCGACCGCAACGCCCAGGACCAACTCGGGAGCAGCGTGGGCGACGCCGCCTCCAAGCTGCGATTCAACGACTACAGTCAGCAGCAGGACATGTACCGCTGGCAGCAGCAGCAGGACGCCAGCAACCAGCAGTTCAACCTCGGGTTTGGCCGCTCGCTGAACAACGACGCCTATGCGCAGAACATGGGCAACCTGCAGGCTGGAATCGGCCTGCTGGGCACGCTGGGCGGCTACAACACCCAGGACATCAACAACAGCACGACCCAGCAGAACGCGCCGCTGAACTACTGGCAGCAGTTCACGAATGCAGCGACCGGCGTAGCCAACGGGTTCGGCACCACGACCAACACGCAGGGCACGAGCAGCAACCCCTTCGCCAGTGCCCTGGGTGGCGCGCAGCTGGGCAGCTCGTGGTGGAACAGCCGGAACAACAGTGGCGGCGGCAGCGCCCCGATCAGCCAGCCCAACCAGCAGGAGTTCGAAGACTTCGGCGGCGGTAACGGCTGGTGGGGCACCGCACGATGAGCGCCGTGCTAGAGCGCATCGCGGCGCGCTACCCGATGACCCGCGACCAGAAGATCGACGTCCTCGAAGCCGAGGTGATGAAGCAGCCGGCGGAGTTCCGGGCGCAATTCGCCCCAGTGATCGTCCACCACTTCGCGCCAGGCCTGTACGCACGCGAAATGCGACTTCCAAAGGGCGCCTTCATCAGCAGCAGGGTGCACAAATTCCCGGGCCTATCGATTCTCAGCAAAGGTTCGATGGCGCTCTACATGGAGGACGGCACCACGCAGATCGTGCGCGAGGGATTCCACATCGTCGCCCCCGCTGGCGCGCGCCGCGCTGCCATCGCGCTCGAGGACGTGGTGTGGACCTGCATGCACCCGACCGACGAAACCGACCTCGAAAAGATCGAAGCGCAGGTCACCGCAGCGACGCCGGCCGAGTACCTCGAATTCACTCAGCAACAGCAAAAACTGGAGGCCACCATGCTCACCAACGATAAACCGCACGAGGTGCAACCATGAGCTGGGGAGCGGTGATCGGGGGCGGCTTAGCGCTGGCCGGCAACATGATGAGCGACGACAAGAACGGCGGCGCCGGCACGCAGAGCCAGAGCAAAGAGCCCTGGGCCCCCGCGCAGCCCTGGTTGATGCAGAACCTGCTGCAAGGCCAGCAGCTGCAGAACCAGTACACCGCGAACCCGTTCAGTCCGAAGCAACTGGCCGCCTACGACAACTCGTATGCGCAGAGCGACTACATGCGCGACCTGATCCCCGGCCTGCTCGGCCAGATGCAGGAGCAGCCCGTAGGCTTCGATCCGGCGAACCCGTTGGCCCGGCCAAAGGCGTGGGATTGGAACGCGCTCGGCGGCGCCGGCAGTGGCCTCGGCCAGCGCTCGGTGCGCGATGCCGCAGCGCAAGCGACACCGGCCAAAGAAGAGCCAAAGCTCGCCGACTTCATCCAGCAGAGCGACGTGCTCAGCGGGATGAACATGACCGGCCAAGGCCCGGGCGGCGGCCTGCTCGGCGGTGGTGGCTACGGCTCCTTCCGCTACGGCATGGACGTGAAGCCGGGGACGAAGGAATACCGCGACATGAGCGAGTACTTCGCCATGGGAGGCGTTGACCCGAACAACAAATACGGCCGAGGCGAGCAGGCATTGGGGGTCTATCAGCAGGCAAACCCGCGCTACTCGCATCCGGCGTTCAGCCAATGGATGCCAGGCTTGCTGGGAGGCGCCCCGGGCGAAGGCGAGGGCCCGAGTTCCGGTGCACCAGGTGGCGCTGCAAGCGCTGGCCCGGCAGGCACCTTCTAAGGAGAACAGCATGGCCGGACTCCTTGATTTCATGAACACCGACGACGCGCAACTGGGCCTCGGCCTGCTCGCGGCTGGCGGGCCCACGACCACGCCCATGAGCTTCGGCCAGCGCATCGCCGCGGGCGTTCAGCAGGCCCAAGCGAGCAAGGACGGGCGCCTGCGGAACAAGCTGCTCGAATCGCAGATTGCGGAGAACGCCTCCCAGGATGCGGTGCGGCGCGCGCAACTGGAGCGGCAGCAACGGCAGGACTCCTACTATCTCGGCGGGGGCGCAGCAGGTGGTGCGCCCGCTGCTGGCGGCTCTGCTGCCGGTGGCAGTCCCGTCGCAGCTGGCGCCGCGCTGAAAGCCGCTGCCGGAGCGCCCCCGGATGCCCCGCCGCCCGCCCAAGGCAAGTTCGCCGAATGGTCCAAGCAATTCAACTTCCCGGTTGATGCGCTCGTGGCCGACTATTTCAGCAACGGCGGAAAGGGCATCGCTGACATGCTTTTCAAGGCCGGGCGCCCTGACATGCAGGTACAGGGTGGGTACGCCTTCGACAAGAACCGCGTGCAACCTGGCTTCCTGCCGAGCCTCAACACGTCGCAGGACGGCAAGTCCACCTTGACCTTGATCGACCCATCCACAGGCCTGCCACGCGTCATGCCGACGCCGGGCGCAGTGGATTCGTTCGGTGCCTTCCAAGAAGCCGGCAATCGCTCGGCGGCGAACTATCAGCCGGAACGAGTGCTTTCTCCAGATGGCCAGATGATCGTGCGACCACGCTCCGAGGTGCTGCAGCCGCGCTCGAGCGCGCCCGTACTGCCGGGCCGTCCGCTGGGAGCCGCGCCGGGCATGGCTGGTGCCGCAGGCCCGACCAACGCCGCTGAGCGCGGTATGGCTGCGGAGATCGCCCAGGTGCAAGTCGATCCGGCCCGCGAGGCCGCCCAGGTTCGCGAAATGCTGGCGACGCCCGGCGCGATCCGCGACCCTGGCGACCGCGCGCAAGCGACCTCCTACTTGCAGCGCCTGGAGGGCCAGATCGCCTCCACCGGCAAACCTCTGATTGGCCCGGGCGCAGGTGCGACACCCGCCGCGCCACTCGTCACGGCTGGCAACGTGGTAGAGCTCTCTCCTGCCCAACAGGCGCAGAACGACGCCAACCGCGCGGCCATGGTTGACCGGGCAAAAGCCGGGGTCGTGCGGGAGGGCGCAGCAGCCGCCACGACGCGCCAAATGTCGCAGATGCAGGAGGCGGCGAGCCTCGCGAACAAGCTGCTCGACGAGGGCCCGACCGGATCAGGCGTTGGCGCGATGGCTGATCGAGTCGGCAATTTCGTCGGACAGCCCATCAAGGGTGCCGCCCAAGCCGCACAACTGAAGGCTCTCGGCGGCTGGCTCGTTGCCAACGTGCCCCGTATGGAAGGCCCGCAATCCGATCGCGACGTGGCGAACTACAGCATCATGGCCGGCCAGGTCGGCGACGAAACCCTGCCGCCTGCGACACGCAAGGCCGCGTTGCAGACGGTGATCTCCCTGCAAAACAAGTACGCGGCCATCAACGGCGGCGCAGCGCCCGACGGCCGCAACAGTCCCGCGCCCAACACACTGCCTTCGGGCTGGACTGTGAAGGTGAAGTAATGCCGACCTACGAATTCACTGCACCGGACGGCAAGACCTATGAGGTCGGCGCGCCCGATGGCGCCACGCAGGAGCAGGCGTTCCAGATGCTGCAGGGGCAGATCGGCACTGGCACCGCGCCGGCTGCGGGGCCCGCCTCAGCAACGATGTCCGCAGGCCGCGCGCTGAACGACATTCCCCGTCAACTGGGGCTGACCGCTCGCTATGCGCTGGAAGGTCCGGCGCAGGCGGCGCAGATCGTCACCGAGCCCGTGCGCTTCCTCACCGACAAGTTGCTGCCTGACCGCACCGACGGCATGTCGAAATCCACGCCACTGTCGGCGCAGGTATCGAAGCTGGCCGACGCCATCGGCCTGCCGAAGCCTGAAACCCCCAATGAGCGTGTGATCGGAGATGCTTCGCGTCTGGTCGCTGGTGCTGGCGGCATGGCGGGAGCCGCGCAAAGCGGCGTGCGCGCTGGCACGGACTTTGTTGCCCGCCAGGCTCCGGCGCTGCTTTCCGGGGGACAGAACCTGCTGCATGGCCTGTCATCGAACATCCCGGCGCAGATCACTTCCGCGGCCGGTGCCGGCCTTGCTGGCGGCGCCTCGCGGGAAGCGGGCGGCGGTCCATTGCAACAAGCCGGCGCTGCGCTGGTGGGCGGCATCGCTGGCGGCATGGCCCCGAGCGCTGCGCAGCCGCTGATCGGTGTCGCGCGGCGAGCAATGACCCCCGCAATGACGCCGCAGCAGATGGACGTGCAACTCTCCACGATCATGCAGCGCGCTGGCACCGACTACAGCCAGTTGCCCGAAGCGGTGCGCCGCTCGCTGCGAGCCGAAATGTCGGATGCGCTGCGCACTGGGCGCGAGCTCGACCCGGCCGCTGTGTCGCGCCTGGCCGACTTCCGCGCCGTCGGCGCGCAGCCGACGCGCGGCATGATTTCGCAGAACCCCGTGCAGATCACGCGCGAGCAGAACCTCGCCAAGATGGCAGCCAACAGCGCCGACGGGGAACTGCACGGCCTGCCGGCGATGCAGAACCAGAACAACCAGGTTCTGATCGGTCGCCTCAACGACCTGGGCGGGCGGAGCGAAACGGGCCCGCTGACCGCAGGACGACTGGTACAGGACCGCATCCGCGGCACCGACGCGGCGCTGGGCTCAGTCGAGCGGGGTGCATGGAACGCGGCGAAGAACTCGCCCGGCTTCAAGCAGCCGATCTACCCGGACAGCCTCAACGCTGCGATGAAGTCGGCCGGCGACGATGCGCTGGTGGGCTACCTGCCCAAGCAGATCACCGACTACATGGCCGCCTTCCAGACCGGCCAGCAGCCGTTCACGCCGCAGCACTACGCGAACTTGCGCTCGATGCTGTCGGCCGAGCTGGCGAAGGGCGGTAACGAGGCTCGGGCCGCGGCGTCTGCCCTGCGCGGCCTGGAGTCTGCCCCAATGCGTCCGATCACCAACCCGGGCGGCATTGACCTTGGCACTGCCCCTGTGACTGCTGGCCTTGCCGGCGCGCTGCGGCAGGCGGACGACCAGGCTGGCGGTGCAATCGACGCCGTGAACCGCGCCCGGGCTGCGACGGCGGCGAAGTACCGTTATCAGGAAAGCAGCCCACTCGTGCGCTCGGCCCTGGGCGATGCGCGCACTGCAGACCCCGAGAAGATCGCGCAGTCGTTCATCCTGAATGGCACTGTGAACGACGCGCGTGCAGTGGCGCGTGAAGTAGGCCCGCAAGGCATCGCCACGATTCGCGATGCACTCGCGACGCACATCAAGAAGCAGGCGATGGGCGGCGCTTCCGACGAAGTGGGCAAGGTGTCGCAATCGCAGCTGAATGCAGCCATCAACAAGATTGGCGAGGAAAAGCTGCGGCTGTTTTTCTCGTCCGAGGAAGTCGCGCAGTTGCGCTCGGCCGCCAGAGTGGCGAGCCTCATGCAGGTTCAGCCGGTGGGGTCAGCGGTCAACAACAGCAACAGCGGAGCGCTCCTGCTGGGCCGTGGCATCGACATGCTGAATCGGGTTCCGGTTATTGGCCCGCTGGTGGGGCCTGCGGCGCGCAACATCGAATTGACCATCGGCCAACGCGCAGCGCAGAACATGACGCCGAGCCTGCTGCGCGCACCACCACAAGCCAACCCCGTCAGCCCCTTGTTGCTGCCGGCCGCGGCGGTGGGCGGGGGCCTACTTTCGGCCCCGTAGGTGCTGGATCACGGCGAGGACGCACAGGGCGCCCAGCCATCCCAAAAGTATCGGGTCGAACTTCAATCGGCTCTCCATACCCCGCTTCGGCGGGTTTCGCATTTTAGGGGCACAGCATGGCAGTAATCACAGACATCAACTCGCTGTCTACCAACGCAGCATTGAACGGGCCGGACGGCGCGGTAGACCTGCCGTCCACGCTTGACGACCAGATGCGCTATCTCGGCGCCTTCATTGCCCAGCTGCGCGATGGCCTGGGAACACCCGCAGGCATGGTGACGAGTTTCGCCGGCTCGACGACACCGACTGGGTGGATCAAGGCCAACGGCGCTCTGTTGTCCCGCGCCACGTATGCGGCACTGTTCGCTTATGCCTCGGCGCAAGGCTTGGTGACGGAGGTGCAATGGGCCGCCGGTAGTTTCGGGCGCTTCTCTGAAGGCGACGGGGCGACGACGTTCCGTGCTCCCGACCTTCGGGCGATGTTTATCCGAGGACTGGACGAATCGCGCGGCATCGATGTCAGCCGAGCGATTGGGGCTTTTCAGAGTCCGACGAACCAAGCTCACACCCACGGGGTAACCGATCCAACGCACAACCACGGCGTGAGCGATCCGGGCCATTCGCACACGACAGATTCCCAAGGCGTGCACACGCACGGCTACGTCGGATGGACGGGCAGTGGTGCGGGTGCATTCAGCGGCGCCACCACCGTCTACGCACCTACCGGTGCGGCTACCGATTCGGCTGGCGCGCACGCTCACAACATCTCGTTAGCTGGCACTGGCATCAGCATCCAAGGGAACCCGACCGGCATCTCGATCCAGTCCAGCGGTGGCGAGTCCCGGCCCGGCAACGTGGCCTACCCCATGTTCATCAAGTACTGAGCTGCGCCATGTACGTCTTCAACTACCACCCTGACACAGGCGCGTATCTCGGAGGCTCGCCGGCCGAGTACGACCAGCTTGAGCCCGGCCGCGTGCTGGTTCCGTTCTTGGCAAGCGCGAAGCCGCCCCCGAAGCACGACATGACGACCCACTGGGCATTCTTCGTTCCGGCGAATGGCACGTGGGTAATCCGACCACTTGAAAAGGCGCAGGAGGTGCCCGCATGAAGCCCGAAGACAAAGCGACGACTACCGACTTCGGTGAGCTGCGCGACCGTGTGGGCAACCTCGAGCAGGGGTTCGACACGTTCAAGACCGAGCTGGCCGACAACACCGCGGCCACGAAGCGAATCGAGACGAACACCTCCGACCTGGTGGAAGCCTTTGCCAACCTGAAGGGCGCCTTCAAGGTGCTGAACTGGATTGGCAAGTTCGCCCGACCGCTGGGCTACATCGCCGGGGCTCTTGCGGCCGTAGTGAGCCTCTACACCGCCTACAAAGCTGGCACGTCCGTGCCGCCGACCATCAAATGAAGGCCGAACTGCGAAATCGCCTGCTCGCTGCAGGCGCGGGCGGCACGCTGGCAATCGCCGCTGTGCTGCAGGCCTGGTACGAAGGGGAAGGGCCGACCGTGAGGCAGCCGAGCGGCGCGGTGCTCTCGGTTCCTTACAAGGACACGGGCGGTGTCTGGACGGTATGCCGCGGCGTCACCGGCTCCGAGGTCGTTCCGACGAAGCGCTACACCGAAGCGGAGTGCCGCGCGATGGAGGCCAAGCACCTGGCCATTGCTGCGGAGGCTGCGCGCAGCTACGTGCGCAACTTCGACCGGCTCAACAAGTGGCAACAGGCCGCGCTGATTGACTGGGTCTACAACCTCGGCGCCAACCGCAACACCATCAATTCAACCTTGGTTGCGAAGTTCAACAGGGGCGACATCGAGGGCGGATGCGATGAGCTTTCGCGCTGGGTGAAAGGACGCATGAAAGGTGAACTCGTGACGCTGAACGGCCTCGTTGATCGCCGCGGCACTGGCGAAGAGCTGTGCCTGCATTGGGGCTCGAAGTGAGGTGCATCGCATGTGGCAAGGAGGGGCACCGCTCCGCCGATTGCCCGCATGAAATCTGGAGGCTTCGGCTATGTCTCTCTCCGCAAAACTCGTTGCGCTCGGCTTGATCGTCCTCGCCCTGGTGGCGGGGTTCTGGAAGGTCTGGCACACCGCCGACCGTGGCGGCTACGAGCGTTCGCAGGCCGAGTACGAAGCCCGCGCAGAGCTGCAGCGCGAGACGAACCGGGGCCGCGCGCGCGTGGCTGAGGAAAAGCACGCGGCGCGGACGATCTACCGGGACCGCTTCATCACCAATACCGTCAAGGAGATCCGCGATGTTCCATCGGATGGCACTGGCTGCCTTGTTGCCCCTCGCGTTGTGCGCCTGCTCAACGATGCCGCAGCGTGCGCCCGCGAAGATCGACCTGGCGCCTGTAGCGTTCACGAGCCCGTGCCCGGCGCCCGATGACCTCGCAGAGCCGGCGCCCCAGAAAGAACTGGAGGCGTGGGCCGCGCAGTGGATCGGTGCCTACGGGTGCGAGAAATCGAAGCGCATGGGCCTGATTGACTCTTGGCCACGCTGATATGCGTAGCTCCACGCGGCGATTTTTCTGCATTTTTTTCTGTCGTTTTGACCTTTCGTCCGCTGATTGGCCGGTGACACGGCCCCGGCAGCGGCGCTCCCGTATAGGCACCACATTTGCCTTCTTTCCGCCATGAACGAACGTCAATCGCGCCTCGAAGCCCTACGGCAACACGCCTGTCGTTCGCGCGCCGCGGCTATCGATATTCAACGTTCTCTTGCCGGCAAACTGGCAGATCGTGACACGTGCACTCACGTCACTGATCTAGAGCAACGGGCTAGTGCTGCGCTCATGCAGCTTGCGTTTGCTGCCGAGTCTCTGTATCTGCGAGAAGTCAAAAGGAGTAGCGCGGCTGCCCTAAATCGAACCGCGGGCATTCGGCCCGTCAGGCGCTACTCGTAGGCTTGACGCTCCACAGGGACCACGTGCCACACCTGACGGTGCTCGATAAACCGAAGTTCACCGTCGATCTTCTGCGTCTCCAGCTCAATGCCAGATAGCAAGAAGCCCGAACCCTTGAAGGGCAGTATGTCGGGATCGACCATGCAGCCTCTCCCAGCCATTTGCGCGGTGCCATACGACACATAGAGATTAGCGACGACCAGGTTGCGCGCCGAGTTGTTCTTGTCTCGGTCAGATTCCAGGATGGTGACCGTGTAGCGCCCGGGCGGATCCCGCTCGGCGGGTTTCAGGCGCAGGCCCTTGCGCATGAGGAAAGTGACGTCAGCGAAGAACATCAACGGGCGCCGCGGAACGGACAAACACAGGAGCAGGCATCACGGTCTTAGAACCTTAGTACTGTACAAATATACAGTATTTTGACGATAATGGACCCATGGAAAACGTGCCCGCAACCCTCTGGATTGCCGCCTGCGCGCACCGGCTGCAGCAGCAGTGGCATACCGTAGATCCTCTTGAACTGGAGGATGTCGCGCGCGACCTGTGGCGCGACGAGCGCCTTCGAGCGATGGCGCCTGACAAAGCGGCGGTGGACTGGCTGAGGCCAATCACCGAGTGACATATCCGCTTCGAAACTCAAGAATCGCGCGATGTGCACTCGCTATATCAGCCCCGAGCAACGTGAGATCGAAGCGTTCTGGAGGATCGATCGAAGGTCCAACCAGCGCAAGGACTGGGAGAACCTGCTCACGGTCTTTCCGCTGTCGCTGGCCACCTTCATTCGGCGAGCGGACGAGGTGGAATACGCGCGCGAGCTCGTGGTGGGTCAGTGGGGAATGATTCCGCCGTGGTCGAAGACGAATGTGCCGACTACAGCGCGCGGTACGCGGCTGAGCACGGTGAACGCGCGCACCGAGGGCATGGAGAAATCTCCGACCTACAAGGACGCTTGGGCGCGCGGCAAGCGCTGCATCGTTCCGGCCGCCAGCTTCGACGAACCAAACTGGGAAACGGGCAAGAACGTCTGGTGGCGCTTTCGACGCGCAGACGGTGCGCCATGGGGCTTGGCCGGGCTCTGGAACACCTGGATCGACAAGGACACGGGCGAGGTGTGGGATAACTACACCATGCTGACGCTGAACGCTGACGGCCACCCGCTGATGGGCCGGATGCACAAGCCCGATCCGAAACTGGTGGCCGATCAGCAGGACAAGCGCAGTCTCATTCCTCTCGACGCGCACAACTTTGACCGCTGGCTTACCTGTACAGTCGAGGAAGCGAAGGAGATGCTGGAGCTTCCATCGGTCGAGTTGTTCAATGCAGGGCCGGCCTCGACGGTGGGATAGCCATTGTCTACCGCTGCAAGTTGGAACAACTTGTAAGTACACTCGACTGCCTATCTAGCTCCAGCGTGAAAAAGTGGCCAACAAAAAACAGTCGCAACAGGAATTTTTTCGCTGGCTCGCTTCGAGCCTTTTGTTGCCCATTATTTCAACAATAGTGGTTTGGCAGGCAATGGAGCTTAGCGAAGTAAAAAATGCCTTTTCCCAGAATTTTGGATCGGGTGATTTGTTTGCTGTCGCCGCGATGTTGTTCGTGATTCTTGGTCAAGAAATTGAGAAGGTGCCGTTGAAAGTTCGGGGTGGCCTCTTGATTTTCTTTCAGGAGCATGCACTTGCATTAAGTGGTGCGCTTTGGATGGCATTCGGGGCGGCCAAAGTGCTCGCAGCAAAGTTGTTCCCGACCTTTGAAAATGGAGGATTGCTGCAGATGGAAAAGGTCTCGTGGATCTCCATTGGTGGGATGTTAATTGTTGGAGTTTTCTGTTTGGCTGCGCGTGTCGAAGTTATGAGAAAGCAATGATATGGAAGATCTCATTTCTTACATCCTCGATGGGCTCCTGGTCTTAGTTGCTGTTATTTTCTGCTTCGCATTGAACCGGCTCTACGTTGCGCTTACTCGTAAGCCGGTTGCAGATAATCAAGAGAACCCCAAGATCATCCGTTACTTTAGACCCACGCATCGACACTTCAAGACGCTTGCGGTTGGCTCTGAAAACAGCGTGCGTTTGCAGAAGTGGCAGCAAGCAATTGACGCTCATCTAGGGAAGCACTACTTCTCACAGCACTCCAAAGACAGCGTGGCGCTGGAACAGCTCGCCTTTTTGTTGCTGACGAGCGAAAAATCAGCGATAAGGGTGCAGCCTATTGTGCCGGTGAAAAGAGCCGTCATTCACGATGTTGAATATGAAAAAACTTTTGACGAGGCTAGCGCGCTCTTGCAAAGATTCCGTTTGAATTCAAATAACGGCTTTGCCGAAAGCACAGTATGACGGAGCCGGACGGGACTATTGTTGACCGAGTTTCTCAAATCCTCGAAGAAAAAGAATACATCTATACACGGTCAAACAGCTTGTTGGGACTGTCGTTCGCGGGCGATCCTACCGAAATAAGATTGGTGCTGTTTGCAGAACCCAAGCGAGAAGACTCTATGTCTTATCTTGTTTGTGTTGGAGCACTTCAGATTATGGTTGCGCTGCAAAACCGGAGGTCGGCATTAGAGTTGGCGAACAACTCGAGCTTGCTTGTGCCGCTCGGTGGATACGAAGTGCGGGTTGATGAAAATTTCGCGACCATGACCTTCAAATACGGGTTTGAGATATTCGATGGAAATCTGACTGCCGATATGGTCGAGTCCTCGATGGCGAGAGTGCTGGCGGCGCTTCGCGAGATTGAAAAGGATGTGGCTTTGCTCGCAGATCCTAAGGGATTGGAATAGTTCGGTTCAAACGACAAGGGGTAACGCGTGCTCGTGCTTGAATATCGCCACGCATCGCTTGTCGATGATCGGGAACCAAACCGCTTTCACAGGTGCGTTGATGGCGAGTTGCAGTTGTGCGCCGATGATGACTACGATGACCGAACCTGCGTGGGCAAGTTTTCGGTCATCTTGATTGACGTGGAAGCGGCTATAAACGAGCAAGAGGACATGTTTGATGTCTTCGATTGCAGCTCACGAACTGTCGATTACTTCAGTCTTTATGGTGACAACATGGAATTCGTTCCAAAGGTCACCAAGGTTCTTAAGGGCGGTGAGCGGTGGTCTCCCAACATGCTCATTTTGGATCGGCTTGAGATCTTCCCCGATTATCGAGGCAGGCGATACGGCTTGCGGGCTCTGCGTTGGATGCAGTTTCACTTTAGCACCGGCTGCGGAATCGTGGCGATGAAACCCTTTCCCCTTCAGTTTGAAGGTGGGGCGAAGTCAGGCGATGGTAAAGAAGCTTTCGACAAGCTAAAGCTTGCCGATTTCACAGATAAGAAGGATGCGGCAACTCGAAAGCTTCGTACCTATTACCGCCAAGCCGGGTTCGTAAGTGTGCCAGGCACCGAGTTCATGATCGGAGACCCACAGATGAGTTTGCCCGCCCTTAAGACTATTCGTTCAGTCCGCTGAATTCACACGTTTTTCACACGGAACGTCGCGTTGATCCCGGAACCCGCATAGATAAAGCCACTGCCGGTGTTCGCGCGGGGGTTCAAATCCCCCCAGCTCCACCATTCATCACAAAAAAGCCAACCTTCGACAGGTTGGCTTTTTTTTGCCTGGGCGCAAGGCTATAGTCAGCGGGCGCTGTCACGCCGCCATCGCTGTCTGC